GACATTTCTATAGCTGACGCTTTGTCTTGTACTGGCGTGTCATCTAAATCGTTTTTTGCTTCTTGTTTGTCTGTCTCCTTGTGAAGCATTGACATGTGCACTGCAGAACCTTCCATCATAAGTCCGGTTGTTTTGCCTTTTAAATTTTTAACAGGCGTACAGTGTTTTGGTAACGGTGAATACGGCATTGTTTTATGTTTTTAGTTTATTATTTAAATCAAACTTATATCTAGTAAGATGTACTGTTCTTTTTAAATCACCAGTAAACTTACATATTAAGTTATTTTTATCTTTTAGTTTGTACTTTACTTTTACTGAATAACCATTACGCTTATTAAATAAG